ATGCAGAAGCTGCGCTGGCCGATGGGCCGTCGCGGGCGTGAAACCGCGCCCGAAATCAAGGACAGCCGGGCCGGGCCGCTGATCGCCCTGACCAGCGGAGGGCGGGCGCGGTGGACGCCGCGCGACTACGCCCATCTCGCCGTCGAGGGCTTCGGCAAGAACGCCGTGGCCTATCGCTGCGTGCGGATGATCGCCGAGGCGGCGGCGTCGACGCCGCTGGTCGTGTTCGCCGACGGGGTGAGAACGGAGGATCATCCGCTGGCCCGGTTGCTGGCGCGGCCCAATCCCGAGCAGTCGGGGTCGGAATGGCTGGAGGCCCTGTACGGCGCGCTGCAGACGGCGGGCAACGCCTATGCCGAGGCGGTGGGCGAGGCCGAACCGGAGGAGCTCTGGACCCTGCGTCCGGACCGGGTGAAGGTGGTTCCCGGCCGGGCAGGCTGGGCCGAGGCCTGGGAGTATTCCGTGGACGGCCGGACGGTCCGGATCGGCCGGGCGGCGGATGGCTGGATGCCGGTGATGCAGCTGAAGCTGTTTCATCCGACCGACGACCACTACGGATTCTCGCCGCTGGAGGCGGCGGCCTCGGCCATCGATGTGCACAATGCGTCGGGCGCCTGGAACAAGGCGCTGCTGGACAATGCGGCGCGGCCGTCGGGGGCGCTGGTGTATGGCGCGAAGGACGGCGAGCACCTGACGGCCGGGCAGTTCGAGGCTCTGCGGGCGCAGCTCAACGAGAGCCAGGCCGGGACGATGAACGCCGGCCGGCCGATGATCCTGGAGGGCGGGCTGGACTGGAAGCCCATGAGCTGGACGCCGGCCGACATGGACTTCATCGCCGGAAAACATGCGGCGGCGCGGGAGATCGCCCTGGCGTTCGGGGTGCCGCCGCAGCTGCTGGGGATTCCCGGGGATGCGACCTACGCCAACTACCGCGAAGCCAATGCGGCCTTCTGGCGGGGGACGGTGGTTCCGCTGGTGCGCAAGACGGCGGCGGCGCTGGGCGGCTGGCTGGGCGGGCGGTTCGCGGGGGTGAGGATCGAGGCGGATCTGGAGGCCTTGCCGGCGCTGCAGATCGAGCGCGACGCGCTGTGGGCGCGACTGAACGCGGCGGCCTTCCTGACCGATGAGGAGCGGCGGCGCATGGCGGGGGTGGGCGACTGATGGAAGACCTGAAGAAGGTTCTGATCGCGCTGATCGCCGCGCTGGCCGTGCAGACGATCGGCGGGCTGGTGTGGGCCGGCGGCGCGGCGGCGCGGATCGCCACCCTGGAGGCGCGGGTCGCCGAGCAACGTCTGGTCGCCGAGCGGCTGGCGCGGCTGGAGGAACAGAGCGTGGCGACGCGGGCGGCGGTGGAACGGATCGAGGAGAGGCTGGAGGGCTGGGGATGACGGCGGTGGTCGCGGCCGACGCCGGCCTGAGGATTGAGGGCTACGCCTCGCTTTGGGGCGTCGCGGATCTGAACGGGGACGTGGTGGCAAAGGGGGCGTTCGCCGCGAGCGTGGCGAGGACCGGCGCGCGAGCCGTGCGAATGCTGCACCAGCATGAGAGCCGGGCGGTGGTCGGGGTCTGGGACCGGATGGTCGAGGACGAGCGCGGGCTGTGGGTCGAGGGCCGGATCATGGACTGGTCGGCCGAAGCACGGTTTGCGGCGGCGCTGTCCAGGGCCGGAGCGCTGGACGGATTGTCGATCGGATTCCGCAGCAGCCGGGCGCGCCGCGAGGGGCGACTACGCGTGCTGGTGGAGGTGGAGCTGTGGGAGGTGTCGCTGGTGACCTTTCCGATGCTGCCGGGGGCGCGGTTCGTGGTCCCGGCTTCGCGTGCGCGAACCGCATAGGGCGCGCGCTTTCCCGCGCGCCTCGCCTGCGCGAGAGCGGCGGCAATTTTTCAAGAAGGCGGTTCACGCCTCGACCCTGACCGCAAGCCGCGGTTCTTCAACCGGAGATACCATGAAAGAGACCAAACAGGCCCCGGGCACCCCGGAGGCGCGCGCCGCCATGCATGAAATGATGGCGGCGTTCGAGGCGTTCAAAGGGGCCAATGACGCCCGGCTGGACGAGATCGAGAAGAAGGCGTCGGCCGACACGCTGCTGGAGGAGAAGGTGGCGCGGATCGACCAGGCGGTGGCCTCGGCGCAGGCGCGGCTGGATCGGGTGGTGAGCGAGGGGCGCAGGCCGGGCATCGGGTCCGGAGCCGACACCCCCTCCACCGCTTCGCGGTCCCCATCCCCATTCCACGGGGAGGAAAAGGCGGCGTTCGACGGATATCTGAAGACGGGGCAGTCGTTCGGCCTGGAGCTGAAGGCGGGGCTGAGCACGGCGTCGAACTCGGCGGGCTATGTGGTGCCCGAACAGACCGAGCGGGCCATCGAGCGACGCCTGATGGCGGGCTCGCCGATGCGCGAGATCGCCACGGTGCGCACCGTCGGCGCCGGGGTGTTCCGCAAGCCGGTGTCGACGGCGGGCGTGGCGGCGGGCTGGGTGGCCGAGACGGCGGCGCGGCCGGAAACGGATCCGGCGACCCTGGCGCTGCTGGAGTTCCCCTCGGCGGATCTCTACGCCAATCCGGCGGCGACGCAGTCGCTTCTCGACGACGCCCTGATCGATCTGGACGAGTGGCTGGCGGCCGAGGTCGAGGACGCTTTCGCGGCCCAGGAGACGGCGGCCTTCGTCACCGGCGACGGCGTCAACAAGCCGAAGGGCTTCCTCAGCTACGATATCGTCGCCGAGGCGGACCATGAGTGGGGCGAGATCGGCTATGTGGCGTCCGGCGCGGCGGGTGCGTTCGCGGTCGACGATCCGACCGACCGGCTGATCGATCTGATCTATGCGCCCAAGGCCCAGTATCGGCCTAACGGACGGTTCGTGATGAACCGCAAGAGCGTGTCGGCCGTGCGCAAATTCAAGGACGCCGACGGCGCCTATATCTGGCAACCGGCCCAACGGGCGGGCGAGACGGCGAGCCTGCTGGGCTATCGGGTGACCGAGATCGAGACCATGCCTGACATCGCGGCCAACAGCGCGGCGATCGCCTTCGGCGACTTCCAGCGCGGCTATCTGATCGTGGATCGCGCCGGGGTGCGGGTGCTGAGGGATCCGTATTCGGCCAAGCCCTATGTGCTCTTCTACACGACCAAGCGGGTCGGCGGCGGGGTGCAGAATTTCGACGCCATCAAGGTGATGAAGTTCGCGGCGAGCTGACGCTCGAGGCAACAGGCGCCAGGCAGCAGGCAACAGGTTGAGGCGGCGAGGTTCGACCTTGCTGCCCCGTGACCTGAAGCCTGCTGCTTCCCTTCCAGACAATGAGGTTTCCCATGACCGCACCCGTCTCCCTGACGGAGGCGAAGCTGTTCCTGCGCGTCGAGCATGACGCTGAGGACGGTCTGATCCAGACGTTGATCGATGCGGCCCAGGCGCGGGTCGAGGGCGAGGTGGGGATGACCCTGCAGTCGACCAGTCCCGCGCCGCTGAGGCTGGCGATCCTGATGCTGGCCCTGCGGGCTTACGAGCGGGGCGAGCCGGCGATGCCGGTGGCGCCGGTCGAAGCCTGGATCGCACCCTGGCGCGGGGTGCGGCTGTGAGCCCGGGCAAGACGCTGGCCGAGCTGTTCGAACCGCTGGAGGCGGAGACGCCGTACGGCGGACGCAGCGTGACCTGGGAGCCGCTGGGGTCGGCCTGGCTGAAGCTGGGGGCGCGGCGGCGGCGCGAGCGGTCGGAGGCGGGCGGGCTGCGCGCCATCGAGACGGCGGCGGCCGAGACGCGGGCGGATGCGCGGCTGACGCCCGGACGGATGCTGAGATTTGGCGGCGGGGACTGGCGGATCGTCTCGGGCGAGACGGTCGGCGGCCGGGCCATCCTGAACCTGGAGCGGTTTCCATGAACCATGAAACGGCGCTGCAAGGCGCGTTGATCGCCCACCTCAAGGATGATGCGGCGGTGCGGGCGCTGCTGGGCGAGCCGGCGCGGATCTGGGACGCGGCGCCGAACCGGCCGGGCTTCCCGCACCTGCTGATCGGCCGCAGCGAAAGCCGGCCGCTGCGCGCGGACGGAGGCGGCGTCGACCATGCCCTGACGCTGACGGTCGTGTCGCGGTTTCAGGGAACGGAAGAGGCCAAGGCGGTGCTGGCGGCGGTGCGATCGCGGCTGACGAACGCGGTGCTGGAGGCCGACGGCGTGCGGACCGTGAACCTGCGGGTCGCGTTCGCGGACGTATTTCCCGGCCCCGGCGGGGCGCGAACATTCGCGGTGCTGCGCGTGCGCGCCGTCACGGAGGAGATCTGAACATGGCGGCGCAACGGGGCAAGGACATCCTGCTGAAGATCGAGAGCGCGCCGGGTGCGTTCACGACGGTGGCGGGGCTGAGGGCGCGGACGATCAGCCTGAACGCCCGCACCGTGGACGCGACGGACGGCGACAGCGCGGGACGGTGGCGCGAGCTGCTGGGCGGGGCGGGGGTGAAGTCCGCGGCGGTGGCGGGGCAGGGGATCTTTCGCGACGCGGCGTCCGACGCCCTGATCCGCGAGGCCTTCTTCGACCAGACGGCGCGAACCTGGCGACTGATCGTGCCGGACTTCGGCGTGCTGGAGGGGCCGTTCCTGGTGGCGGCGCTGGAATACGCCGGCGAACACGAAGGCGAGGCGACGTTCGCGATCAGCCTGGCCAGCGCGGGGGAAGTGTCATTCGGAGCCTTGTGATGGGAATCAACGGCGCACGCGGCGAGGCCGTGGCGATGCTGGCGGGCGCCGAAAGGCGGCTGTGTCTGACGCTGGGGGCGCTGGCGGAGATCGAGACGGCGTTGGGACTGGAGTCCGTCGGGGCCCTGGCCGAGCGGATGCGGGCCTTGTCGGGGCGGGACCTGCTGGCGGTGCTGGCGGCCTTGCTGCGCGGCGGCGGCGAGGGGGCGCTGGCGGCGGAGCTGGACCGGGCGGCGGTCGATCCCCGCGAGGCGGCGGAGGCGGTGGCCAGGGCCTTCACGGCGGCCGGTCGGGCCGGCGGATGACGGGCGTGCGGACGCCCTGGAGCGAGATGGCGCGGACGGCGGCGTTGTCGGGGGTCGGGCCCGAGGCCTTCTGGCGACTGTCGCTGAGGGAATGGCGGATGCTGACGGAGCGGCCCGCAGGCGCGGCGCCGATCGGGCGCAGCGAGCTGAGGCAAATGGCGGAGGCGTGGCCCGATGACTGACCCGATCGAACCGTCCGGACTGGACGCGGTGCCGATGAAGGCGGCCGAGGCGGCGGCGGCGCTGGAGTCGCTGAGGGAACCGGCCGAGCGGGCGGCGGCCTCGATCGAGGATGCGTTCGGCCGGGCCGGCGAGAGCCTGACGCGGTCGCTGGCTCGGGCGGCGGCGGACGGCGAGGTGACGCTGTCCGAACTGGCGCGGGCCATGCTGGCGGCGGTGAATGCGGGGGCCGGGTCGGGCGGCGGCGGGCTGTCGGACGCCATCGCCCAGGCGGTGCGGACCCTCTTTTCGGGATCGCGTGCGGACGGCGGACCGGTCGCCGGCGGTGGCGCCTATCTGGTCGGCGAGCGCGGGCCAGAGGTGTTCCGGCCGTCGGGCGCGGGGGTGATCGAAGCTGTCGGGGGTGCGGGCGTAACGGTCAATGTCCGTGTGGACGGCGGGGCGCAAGGTCTGCTGCGGTCGGAGGCCCAGATCGCCCAGATGCTTGCGCGCGCCGTGGCGCTGGGCGCGCGCAAGCTTTGA